CGGTATAAGTATGTCCTCGACAGATAGAAACTTTGTTTTATCTGTTGTTAACTCTAATACTACTTCAGTAATTAATATCTCTAATAGTTTAGATAATACAAAGTCTCCAGCAGTTAACGCAACACCTGTTGCGCTTTCTGGGGGCAGTGATGGTACAACTGTTGCACGTGCAGATTATGCTTCTGCTTGGACAACATTTGATTCAATAGTTAACCCATTGGTTATTTACGCACCAGATGCTCCATATGCTGCAACAGGTACTCTAACCGCACAACTTCACGGCGATGCTGTGGTTTATGCTTCTAGTCGTACTGACTGTTTTGCAGTATTTGATACTCCTTCTGGACTGTCAGCAACAGCTGCACAAACTCAAGTAACTGCAACATACGCAATTTTTTCTGGAGCTACTTCAGGAAATATTGCTGCAGCTTACTATCCTTGGTATAACATCCCAGATGCAACTAAGAGCATTGGCGTAACTCGTCTACAAGCTCCTGGTGCTGGTGTTGTTGGTCAATACATTGCAACTGATGCTTCTCGTGGTCCAGCTAAAACTCCAGCAGGTCTTCAAAATGTTATGGCTCTTGCCGTATCTACTGAACACTTGTTTACTAACGCTGAGCTAGACGCCATTAATACAAGTGTTGACCCTATTAACGCTATTCGTCAGGTTCCTGGCGCAGGTATTGTCATCATGGGTGGTCGCACTATAGATAATACTCCAAATAATCGTTATATCAACATTCGACGTTCTTTGATTTACATTGAAAAGTCTATGAATGATCTAACATCATTTGCTTTGTTTGAGAACAATGACTCACGTCTATGGGCTCAAATTCGCACTAATTTAAATAGCTTCTTGCTTGCTTATTGGCAATCAGGTGGTCTACGTGGAACAAACCCAACTCAAGCATATTACGTAAAGTGCGATGCAACTACAACCAGCTTCAGTGATATGCAGCAAGGTAAAGTTAATATTGAAGTTGGAGTTTCTCTTGAATACCCAGCAGAGTTCGTTGTCATTAAACTTGGACAACTAACCGGAAACGCTTCAGCGTAAAGGAGATAAATAAAAATGGCATCACCAACAGAAAATCTACTTAGTACCTTAATGACGGACCCAGTCCGTAATTTTAAGTTTCTAGTAACTTTTAATCCAACAACAGAATGGGGCAAAGGCGATAAGCCAATGAAGATGGGGTTTGTATCTCTATCTGGCCTATCTGTAACGACTGAACCAATTGCTTACCGTGAAGGTGGATACAATACTAACGTTCACCAGATCCCGGGTCAATCTGCGTTTACTCCAATTACTCTTTCTAAAGGAGTATTGTTGGGACAAGATTCAAATCCAAAATGGATGAAGCGTCTATTCTCAGTCCTAACCCCTAGCCTTACAACAGGCGTAGGACAAGGATTTCGTTGCGACCTTGATATCCAGGTTCTAAGTCATCCTAATCCACAAGCAGATACAGGTGCGGGAGCTCAAGCAGCACTTCCTGAAGATCAACACACCTCTCTTCGCTTCCGTGTTTACAATGCTTGGATCTCATCACTTTCCTACAGCAACTTAGATGCAGGCGCTAATACCCTTATGGTAGAAGAGATGTCTCTAGTTCATGAAGGTTTTGATGTACAATACGCAAAGGATTACACATCAACAGGTTCAGCCGATGGAAAGACTTTCCTAGGACGATAAATTAAACAAAGGTAAATAACATGGCAAATGATACGACTATAAATGCAGCAAGCAATCCAGCCCTAGCAAATGAAATTGCAGCTAAGGCAATGACTTCACCGGATCCGGTGGTGGCAGCTAGTACCCAAAAGGTTTCTACACTGCCGCCACCTGATACGACAGTCGAACTACTAGGTGGTTTAGTAGATCCATTCTTAGGCGTAATCTCTACAGCAGAGATTAGAGAGCTTAATGGAGTAGATGAGGAATTGATCTCTAAGATTAATGATCCAGGTAAAGCCCTACTAACAATCCTAGAAAGAGCTACAGTAAAAATTGGCGATGAGCCAGCAGATAAAGAGACTTTAGATGCTCTATATGCCGGAGATCGTGAGCTTTTACTTTTAGCTATTAGAAACGCCACATTTGGTACTGAGGTTAAACTTGGACCAGGAGAATGCCCAAGCTGTGGAGTAGAGCAGGTATTTGAAATAGATTTGGTTAAAGATGTGCCCCTTAAAAAACTTGATGGGGACCATATTTTTACCGTTAAATGTAAGGTTGGAGATGTAGTAGTAACTCTTCCTACTGGAAGTACGCAAAAAGCTATTGTTACGTCTACCAATAAAACTTCAGCAGAATTAGATACAATTCTTTTGAAAAATTGCATTGAGTCCATTAACGATATTCCAGTACTTAGTTTAGATGATGTTCGAAAACTAAGTTTAAAAGATCGTAGAGACATTTTGCAAGAGATTACAAACCGCAACCCAGGCCCACAACTCAGTGAAATAAAAATTCCATGTCAGTCTTGCGGCGCGGAGGTACCGCTTCCGCTAACTTTAGCGGAGTTGTTTCGCTAACGAGATTGACTACGAACTGCTTATGGATATGCAGGATCTACTGATCCAAAGTTATCCTGGGTGGACATTAAATGAGGTACGTAACCTTAGTATGAGGGAACGTATAAATTGGTTAGATAGAGCTACGGCTAGAATAAGGCGGTGATGTAAATGGCAACTCAAAGTATGTTCCCACCATCGGATGCTGAGTCTACGCCTTTTTCTGCCATGGGAGATGATGTTGACTTTGATGGTCTTCCTAAAAACTTTATTAAATACTTTAAAGAGGCTAAAAAACTTGTAGACCAAATGGTTGATGAGTGGTCTAAAGCCATTAAAGACACCGAAGCTGCTACAGGAAAAATGAGTGCAGGAAGGCCTGGCGCTGGACGCTTAGGACTTGGTGAGTTTACTCGTGCTGAAAAAGTAGGTATAGGTCTTGGCGTAGCAACTGCTGGGGCGGCTATCTATAGCTCCATGGCACCTAATACTATGGCTGCTGTTACGCAACGTATGGGTGCGGATACATATGCCGGACTTAGTGGCATGTCCTCCCGTACTGCAATTCTTCAAGCTAACAATCAAGTAGGCGGCGGAGCAACAAGTGCTATGGGTCCAACCATGGCCGCAATGAACTTAATGTATCAAGGTGGTTATACCGCTAATTCACTAAGCTCTAAAAATATTATGGGTCAACTTGCTGGCCTAAGTGCTATGACTGGCATGAGCAACGAACAGGCTGCTGCAAGTATGGCCGGTATGAATGGCATGAGTTTCTTACGTGCTGGCATTCAAATCCGTGATCGTCAAGGTAACTTAAAACCGCCAAATCAAATTATTAATGATGTATATAGCTTTTTGTATCGTGGACAAAAGATTACAAAGCAACAAGCCGCTCTTGTTATGAACCCGGGTAGCAAAGGCTATCAAACTATCCAGCAAATTACTGGTGGCGACCAAGCATTAATGCAGACTATTCAAGCAGGTATTTTAGCTCGTGCATCTAATGGCTCTCCGCTTACTTCATCTCAAATGAAAAACCCAAACTCAATTCTTAATGCTATGGGCGTAGATCAAAGCAGCCCTATTCGTGCTAACTTTCGCTATAACTCTAGTGAGAATAAAAAACTTGCTGCTACTGAACAGGGTTTAGTTGGTGGTTATGATGCATCTCTTCGTACTGCTGCATCACTTAATGATGCATACAGCACTATGGCAGGATTGCTTGGCCCAGTTAATCAAGGCCTTATGACCCTTAAGGGTATCCTCCAAACATTCCCTAATGCTGGTGGCATGGGAGGAACTATTTCAGGATTAGCTGGTGGAGCTATCGGTCTTGGAAAAGACTACTTAGGATATAAATTTGCAAGTAAAATGCTTGGTGGTGGTAGAGGTGCCGCAATAGCAACAGGTGGAAAATCATTATTAGGTAAGATGGGTGGTTTCTTAAAGGGTGCTGGAAAGTCTTTATTAAACCCAAAAAATCTTCTTAAGATGGGAGAGGTTGGGCTTTTAGAAGCACAAGCTGCTGCTGCTGAAGTAGGAACTTTAGGTACTCTAGGAACCGCAGATGAAGTTGCTACTCAAGTCCTTGTAGCTAAAATTCTTTCTGCTGGTGGTAAAGGTGGCCCTAGTGATCACGGTAACTTAGGTACTGGAGCTTCTGGAAGTTCTGCTCCGCTATCTTTTTCTAGCCCTGTTCCAAGGGGAACTCACATTACTTCTGAATTTGGAAAACGTGTTTCCCCGGGTGGCAAGGGTTCTACTGACCATAAAGGTATTGACTTTGGTACAGGCGTAGGAAGTACATTAACCGCTGTTACCGATGGACACGTTAGTTATCTTGGCAATGACGCTATGGGTTATGGTAACTGGATTGAGATACAACATGATGATGGTACTAAATCTAGATATGCCCACATGTCTCAAGTTAATGTTTCTAGAGGACAAAAGGTAACTCCCGGACAACCTCTTGGTAAATCTGGTGGTAAAGCTGGAGCAGCTGGTGCCGGTAACTCTACTGGACCTCACCTTCACTTTGAAATTCTTGATGAAAAAGGTGTAAAGATAAACCCTGCCCCATATTTAAGTGGGGCCCCTGCATCACCGATTAGTTCAGGCTCAGCTTCTGTAATAGTTCCTAAAGGTATTTCAGGTCAGTCTATGGCTATTGCAAAAAATACAAAAGCTAAAAAAACTGTAAGCAATCACTCAGTAAATATAAAAAGTTTATCAAGTCCAAGTTTAGGAACATCATTAACTAGCGCAGGATTTAATGAAGATATAGGTGGTCCTATTGAAGGTATGAATATTGGAACTGCTAAAGGTATATCTAGTGGTAAAAATGTAGTTATTAATCTACAGATGAAAGTTAATATTGCTCAAGGAAGCGTTCAAGAAACAGATCGTATGGTTAGATTAATTGGTAAAAGACTTACTGAAAGTGATGTACTTAAGAAGATTGGAAGTGCACTTTAATGGCTACCTATTATTATGCAGATGTTCGACGTTATCTTAGTACTGATTCTACTGCTTCAGTAGATGATCTTGTTAAAC